TGGTAAATTCCGTCAAGACAGAATCGCTGGATGCCGGATACCGGACATCAGTAGAAACGAAGATAACAGAGAGTGAAACAGCGGCGAAAAATCATGCTGATGATAAAGTCAGAGTTGCCAGAGAGGAGATAGAGAATTCTATGTCTTATGTATTGAGATATATCTATGAGCAAGCTCAGATACGCAGAGGAAAGCGGAATAGGCTTGTATATGCGATTGTATGCTATGCAGATGATTTCACGATCTATGGCGATGTTTCAAAGCTGAAAAAGGCAATGAAGAAAGCTACGATCTGGGCTCATGACAAGTTTGGATTGAAGATTAAGGATATCTGGCAATTCTACCAGGTGGCTTCTTTCGATGAAGAACGGGAGAACCTGGAAGAACGAAGAAAAGGCAGTAAGAAACGTACATCCGGAGTTGATATGATGGGCTATGTAGTCCGGAGGAGATACACGATCATCCGTGGGAGAGTATTCCGGAGAATCCGGAGGCAAGTGCTCAGAGCCTGGGGAGATTTCAAGGCGAAAGGATTTATCCCATGGTGGAGAGCCTGCCGGATTGCAGCATACAAAGGCTGGATAAAGCATAGCAACAGTTTGAAATTCCGGATGGAGTATTGTTTTGATAAGCTATTCAAAATGTGTTCATACAGTGCAAGTAAGCACGGAAAGGAAGTAGAAAATGAGAAGAGAATCTTACTTATCGCAGCCCTCAGCAGTTGAGGTCTATCCGGTATTTTCCGGAACAGATGTTATCATGCGTAAAAACATTGAGTTGGTGGATAAAGAGGACATCCAGGATGGGAAAAAGAATAAGTACAAGGTGTGGGAGTGTGAGGAGGTCCAGTTCCATTACCAGGGTAAAGTAACTCAGGAAGAGATCGAATCTGATTTTGATTACTGGTACGCAAAAGCGGAGGAGGTTCCGGATCCTTCAAGCGTGGAAGATCTGAGCCTGGAGGATGCCAGAAAAGCGAAATACCAGGAAATCGCATCAGCATGTGAGCAGACGATTTACTCAGGAGTAGATGTGAGCACATCTTCCGGAGTGGAACATTTCAGCTTGACAGAAAAAGATCAGCTGAATCTTTTCGGAAAGAAAATGCAGTTGTTAGCCGGAGAGGAAAAGCTGGAGTACCATGAGGACGGACATCCTTGCAAGTATTTCTCGGCTGAGGACATGCAGAACATCGTCAATAAAGCAATGTTCTATGTATCATACTACACGACATATTGCAATGCCCTGAATATGTGGATCAAGTCGGTAACGAAACCTGGAGATCTGGATCAGATCCAGTGGGGAGCAAAAGTTCCGGAAGAGTTCCAGAATGAAGTTTTGAAAGATTACATGAAAACCATTGCATCCGGAGGTATTGCATAGTGAAAAAAATCATAAAGTACCTGACACTCTTCCTGATCGGAGGAGTTTTTTATTATTCCCTGGAAGTGATCTTCCGGGGATATTCATTTCCGGCAATGGCAGTGTGCGGAGGCTTATGCTTCATCATTTGCGGAGTGATTAATGAGAGATCACGATGTATGCCGTTGGTTCTCCAGCAGTTGATAGCTGCATCCGGGATCACAGTGATTGAGTTCATTTCCGGGTTGATCCTGAATGTATGGTTGGGGCTGAATATGTGGGATTACAGTAACATGCCCGGAAATATACTCGGTCAGATATGTCCGCAATTTACGCTGCTGTGGTTCTTTTTATCAGCATTCGGAATCTTCCTGGATGATGTGATTCGTTGGAAGTTCTTTGGAGAGGAGAAACCGCATTACCACCTGTTCAAGAAAGGACCGGCGGATAAATGACGAAGCTACAGATTATCGCTAAATTATGGTCTGCGGTGTATGACCTGATGTTTCTGGTAAAAGGGACGCCAACGAAGACACTGGAGCAGATAGAATCAGATCTTGACGTTATCGAGTATGCGTGCCGGAAGTATGTGGACTGCGATGATGAGATAGCAATCGGGAGTGAAGGAGGTGTTGCATATGCGGATACGAGCGCAGCCCGGAAAGCGGATTAGTCCGAAAGTTACGGAGTAACAGCAGAAAGGAGAAACAGAACCAGTGGAGTTATGGATAGCTGCCGGGGTCCCGTCTGCGATTGTGGCATTCTGCTTTTGGATGCTTGAAAGACGTATCCAGGAACGGGCAGAAGTTGAGAAGAGCGAACGGGCACGCAGGCAGAAAGAACAGGACATTAAAGAAGAGAATCGTGAGAAGTTGCAGTACATGATGCTGAAAGCTCTTGACGGTTCTCTTTGTTTGTCAGAGGCTACAGCGAAAGCGGTACAGAGGATTCCGGATGCGAAATGCAACGGCGATATGCACAAGGCGTTGGATTACGAGTTGGATGCGAAGCATGACCTGGAGAACTTTCTGACAAGGCAGGGAGTGAACCATATCACAGAACAATACATGGAATAAAAAGAGGCTCTATAAGCTTTTATTTGCTTTTGTAGCATTTTAGCAATAATTTCCCCACTTACACAATTAAAAATGTTACAGGGAACTATCAGAAGTTTACAAAGTATAACAGGAGGAATCTACATATGGAATTATTAAATTATTTAAACCAGGTCCCGCTGCCAGTTCTTATTCTGGTCATTGCAGCACTGGCGGTCTTGACTGTAGTCATTGCTTACCAGTATGCAAAGATGAAAGGCCTTGAAGGTATCCGTGAGAACGTATATCAGCTGATTCTGAAAGCTGAACATCTCTATACGGAATCTGGCCAGGGTGAACAGAAATTGAAATTTGTTGTACATCAGGCGAGAGGCCTGCTTCCTGGGTGGATGCAGTTATTTATCACAGAAGATATGATGATTAAATTGGTCAATGAATGGTTCAGAGGAGTCAAAGATTTACTGGACGATGGCAAAATCAACGGTTCACAGACAAAGAACGCATAGCAAAATGCACAGAAAGGGGTATGTATTATGGCATTAAATGGTATTGATATCAGCGGATGGCAGAAAGGTATTGACATGACGAAAGTCCCTGGTGATTTCGTTATCATCAAAGCAACTCAGGGAACAAAATATGTCAACGATGATTGTGACAGGGCCTACCGACAGGCAAAAAGGGCAGGCAAGCTGTTAGGCGTCTATCATTATTTTTCCGGCGGTGACCCAATCAAAGAAGCTGATTTCTTTGTTTCAAACATCAAGGGATATATTGGCGAAGCTATCCTGGTTCTTGACTGGGAAGGCCAGATGAATGAAAAGTTTAGCCAGGGCCCCGCAGTTGCGAAGCCGTTCCTGGACAGAGTAGCTAAACTGACAGGCGTCAACCCGTTGATCTATATGTCTAAAAGTGTATGCCGTGAGCATAACTGGTCAACTGTCGCAGCTAAGTACGGTTTATGGGTTGCTCAGTATGCCAACGATAAGCAGACAGGTTACCAGACGAAACCATGGACAGATAGTGCCGGTTACGGCGCATGGAAGAGTCCTGCAATCTTCCAGTATTCATCCCATGGCAAATTATCTGGATACAGCGGAAATCTTGATATGGACATTGCTTATCTGGATGCGGCCGGATGGAAAGCATACGCTAAAGCAGCTGGTCACAATACAAAAACAGAAACATCAAGTTCAACAGAAAAGGCACAGGAATCAGCCCCGAGTGGTTCAACTCTTGACCTTGCATATGGTGTTATGAAAGACAAATACGGAAAGGGTGATGAGAGAAAGAAAAAGCTCGGTTCCCGATACGATGAAGTCCAGACTATGATTAATCATATCGCCACTGCTTCCGTAGCAACGCTGGCAGCTGAAGTAAAACAGGGAAAATACGGAAATGATGAAATCAGAAAAACCGTCCTGGGTTCCAGATATGATGAAGTTCAGAAAATCATTAATAGCCAGGCTGCGGAATCTTCAAAGGTGTATTACACCGTGAAAAGCGGCGATACATTATCCGGAATCGCCAAAAAGTACGGGACCACCTATCAGAAGATCGCACAGCTGAACGGGATTTCAAATCCGAACAGAATTTACCCTGGCCAGAAAATCCGGGTAAAATAGCATGTAACAATTAATATTTATCAGACCATTTTCCTGACTTCAGCAAAATGGTCTGGTAGAACAGTCTCTAAAACATAAGTATCATTCAAATTGAATAACATATCACACACTCGCCCCTGGTATCTTCGGATGCCTGGGGCGTTTTTTATTTGCTGAAATTAGTGGTTCAGATAAAAGTATTTTTGTCAAGAAAAATAATGAACAAAAATGCAGAGCTACTTTTGACGAAAAGCGTCCCAGTGGATTAAAGAGAACAGTAGCATACACTCCTTCACCAAAAGCAAA